CTCAACGAAAAGGACACGTCGGGCATCATTATCAAGCGCGAGCTCGGTTATACGCACCTCTGCCTGCCCATGCGCTTTGAGGCGGAACGGCGCTGCATTACTAGCATCGGCTTCCGCGATCCACGCGAGCACGATGGCGAACTGCTATTCCCTGAACGGTTCCCCGAAGAAACTGTCCGCAGCCTGGAAAAGACGATGGGCAGCTACGCGGCAGCAGGCCAGCTTCAGCAGCGCCCGGCTCCACGTGAGGGCGGCATGTTTAAGAAGGCATGGTTCCCGATTGTGCGGGCTGTACCAGCGGGCACCAAGTTCGTTCGGGGTTGGGACTTGGCTGCAACCGAAGGGGCTGGTGACTGGACTGCTGGCGTTAAGATTGGACGTCAAAAGAACGGTCGATTTATCATCGCCCACGTTGTACGCGATCGCAAATCAGCAGCAGGGGTGGAACGTCTGCTAGTCAATACAGCAAGCCAAGACGGTTATCAGTGCGAGCAGTCCATACCCCAAGATCCAGGGCAAGCGGGGAAGCAGCAGGCGTCATACTACATCGGGAAGCTCGCCGGTTACACTGCCCACGCTACAACTGAGTCCGGCGATAAGGAAACCCGAGCCAACCCGCTGTCCGCACAGGCTGAAGCTGGCAATGTGGATATCCTGGAAGGTGACTGGAATGACGCATTCCTTGATGAATTGTGTGTGTTCCCGAACGGGGAGCACGACGACCAAGTTGATGGAGCCTCACGCGCCTTCAACACGTTGGCACTAGGCAGTCAATTTGATCTGGAAGCAATGACTTGATGAGGGTACTATGAGCGAACAACAGGCACCAGCCACACGGGACGACGGCCCGTATGAAAACGTCTTTCTGAACGTCGGCACCAAGAACGACCGCACTGCATACACACGGGCGGTGACGCCCCGCTTGCTGCAATATGGCGAGCTGGAAGGCTTGTATGAGGGTGACGGCTTTGCACGTCGCATCATTGACCTCCCGTCCGAGGAAATGGTTCGCGCTGGCTACTGCATTCAGGGCGTGGAAGACGACGGTGACGTGCTTGCCGAGCTCGAGAACATCGGTGCTCAAGAAAAGTTGTGCGACGCGCTGCGCTGGAGTGCGCTTTATGGCGGCTCCATTGTGGTCATGCTGATCAACGATGGTGGAATGCTGGAAGAACCGCTCAACGTGGAAGCTGCGAAGTCGCTGGAGCAGTTGCGCGTCTATGACCGCTGGCAGGTCACGCATCACCAGAAGTACCTTGATCCGAACGACATGCGCTTCGGCAAGACTCAGCTTTACATGGTGTCACCCATCGAGGGAACACCTTACGTCGTGCATGAGTCGCGCTGCCTTGTGTTTGATGGAACCCCTGTACCTGACCGCATCCGCGAACGGAATGACGGATGGGGCGCCAGCAAGTTGCAACAGTGCTATGACCAGCTGACGCGCTTTGGCATGTCTCACTATTGGGCGAACCAGTTGCTCGAACGTGCCCAGCAAGCCATCCACGGCATCCCCGATCTCACAAACCTGCTCCGCAGCCCTGGCGGTGAAGCACTGGTCAAGAAGCGTGTCGATTTAGTGGATATGACGCGCTCGATCAATAACACGATTGTCATTGACGCGGTGGAAAGTTACGACCTCAAGAGTACCCCGCTCTCGGGCGTTGCGGACATTGTGGATCGCCTGGGGCTCGCTTTGAGTGCTGTCACGGGCATACCTGAGTCCCTGCTCTTTGGCCGGCAGCAAGGCGGCTTAAACAGCACTGGCAAAAGCGATCTGGAAAACTGGTACGCGAAGATCGGGCAAGACCAGAACACCATCCTTCTGCCTCAGCTCGACAAACTGGTGACGGTGCAGCTCCACGTGATGGGCAAATACACCGACGACTATCTCATCAAATTCCACCCGCTGTCTGTCCCTTCCAAGAAGGAAACTGCTGAGACCGATTACAAGCGGGCACAGACGTTCGAGATCCTCAACAACATCGGGGCGCTGGACGCGAGCGAGATTCGCAAGATGCTCCCGGACGAGGGTTACGACATCGAAGACGTGGAGCAGATGCCTGAAACCGAAGTGGAAGAACCCGCAATGACCACACCTCCGCAGGGCACGCCGAATGGCAACGAAGAAGACCTTCAACAATCCTGACAGCCAGGAGCGCGAATACACGCGCCTCCTGCTGCGCTACTCGAAAGAGTTGCAAGCGGATGTGAATCGCGTGCTCATGCCACGCATCGACGATATCATCCTTCAGTACAAGGTTGAAACGCGGACGGATAGCTGGATTGACACGCTCGACGCGCTGATGGCGGAGCTTGCACGCCTTGCACTGGTGGCGCTGGGCAGTGTGGTCACCAAGCTGCCGGGCCAATTTGCTGCTGTCAGCAGGTTTAACGAGGGTCAGTTCAAGCTGGTTGTGAAAGCGAACACCGGACTCACGCTGCCCCCTGTGATGCCCGGTGCCCCATCGAGTTCCATCCTTGGGGTGAATGTGTTCCGCAGTGAGCCGTTCTTGAAACCGCTTGCGGAGGGCTGGATTAGCGAGAACACGTCTCTCATCAAATCCCTGCCAACACGCTTCCACCCTGAGCTTGAAGGTATCATTCGGCGCGGTGTAGTGAACGGTGCGTCGGTCAAAACCATCAAAGACCAGATCAAAGAACGCTACGGTGTCACGGATTACCGAGCCAAGCTCATTGCACAAGACCAGACTTTGAAGTTGAACGCTGACCTTACACGCTACCGTCTGCAGAGCGTCGGTGTTGAGCAGTACATATGGCGCAGCGTGCAGGATAGCCGCGTAAGGCCCGAGCACGCTGACCGCAATGGGGAAAGCTATTCGTGGAAGGAAGGTGCTGGCGGCGAACACCCTGGACAGCCTGTGCGGTGTCGTTGTCGGGCTGAGGCAATATGGGACGAAGCTTGATGAATCAAGGGCTTTGCAATATGAATCAACCCCGCATATACTCCTGACCATGGAAGCGATCCGATATGACCGTACAGCAATCAAGGCCACTCGCACTGACGAGGGGTACTTGATTGACACGCCGATCGTAGGCCGCACAGGGATTCAGCTTTATAAGAATGCCGACGGTACGATCCGACGTGAATTGCGTCCGCCTGAGGAAGTGTTCAAGGCAGATTCTCTTGCAACGTATGCTGGCAAGCCCATCACTGATGAGCATCCTGGCGAACCTGTCACCGCGAAGAACGCCAAGCGTCTTTCTGTCGGTGTTATGCAGGAAGCGGGGAAGCAGGACGGTGACAACGTGGTTGCACCAATTACCATCTTCGATCAGGATATGATCGACAAAGTAATGAAGGGCGGCAAGCGTGAGCTGTCGCTGGGATACAAGGTCGATCTTGAAGAGACTCCTGGTGTGTGGAACGGCCAGGAATATGATGCGATCCAGCGTAACATCCGGGTCAATCATCTTGCAATCGTTCCGCGGGGCCGTGCGGGTAATGCACGCCTCAATCTTGATCGGCATGATGCCGTTTTATTCAACCCTGAAGAGGAAAATGCTATGCCTGAGAATCTGAGCCGTATTCGGCTGGATAGCGGCCTGGAATATCAGGCTGCTCCCGAGGTCGTTGTCGAAGTTGAAAAACTCCGCAATGACAAAGCCGAGCTGACCACGCATGTCGATGAGCTGCAAAAGCAACTCGACACCGTCGCTGCTGAACGCGACACCCTGAAATCACAAGTGGAATCCACCGACAAGGTGCGCTCCGACGCTCTTGCTGCTGCCCGTGCTGAAGTTAAGGCACGCGCCGAGCTGGACAAGGTCGCTGAAGCGTTCAAGGTCGATGGCGCTGGCAAGACTGACCGCGAGGTCAAGGAGCTGGTGATCAAGTCCATGCGTACTGACGCTGACCTGACTGGCAAGTCGGAAGACTATGTCAATGCAGCGTTCGACCTCACGGTGTCCATGAAGAACGACGTCGCGATGGCCGCGCAACGCCAAGCCGGTGCCCCCCGTAACGACGGTCAAGGTGACAAGCCCGAAGCCGGTTCGTACAAGGGCTTCATGTCTCAACTCGGTAACAAGGAGCAGAAATAATGCAAACCACAATCAGCCAATACGGCGCCGCGGCATTCAAGGGGATGCTCGACGGTATCGGTCCGCGTGACGTCAGCAGCTACGCTGCTGAAGAAGCCATTCCGGTAGCCTACCCCGTCAAGCTGGGCACCAGCCCGGACAAGGAAGTCCTGAAGGCGACTGCCGGTGCAGGTGTGGTCGGTTTCGCGCTGCATGACTACGCTCGCGTCCAGGATTCCAACGGCCTGGTCCAGTACGCGCAATATGAAACCGTCTCCGTCCTGAAGACTGGTCGCATGTGGGTGATGACGTCCGATGCTGTGGTTGCTGGTGCTACCGCCAACCTCACCGTCGCTGACGGCACCCTGACTGACGCTGCTGTCGCAGCGGGCATCGAGGCCTTTACGCAAATCAGCGTGAAGTTCGTAACCGGCACGACCGCAGCAGGTCTGGCCATCGTGGAGATCAAGTAACATGAACAAAGATCAGATGAAGTACGACGAAGCTGACCTCCGCGTCATCCAGAACACTGGTCGCTTCGACGCCAACGAGAGCATCTTCTTCGCTCGCCAGCTGGAATTCGTCAAGTCGCAGACTTATGACATCAAGCGGGTCGCCCTTAGCGCCCTGACCCTGATGCCTGTCTCGACCGCGATTCCCGAAGGTGCAACGACCCACACCTATCGCCAGTTCGACAGCGTCGGCATGGCCAAGGTGATCGCCAACTACGCCAACGATCTGCCCCGCGCTGATGTGACCGGCAAGGAATTCACCAATCCGATTCGTTCGATTGGTAACGCCTACGGCTACAACGTGCAGGAAATCCGCTCGGCCATGTTTGCCGGTGTCAATCTGAACGGCAAGAAGGCGATGGCTGCAACTCGCGCACACCAAGAAAAGATCAACCAGCTGGCATTCGCTGGTGACGCTGATCACGGTCTGCCGGGCCTGCTGTCCAACACCAACATCCCGGAAGTGACTCTGGAGGCTGACGGTACTGGTGCGTCCAAGACCTTCGCCAGCAAGACCGCTGACAAGATCGTTCGTGACGTCAATGCGCTGATCAACAAGGTGATCACTCAGTCCAAGGGTGTGCATCGCGTGAATCAAGTGTGGTTGCCGATCGAGCAGTACGCCCTGATCGCTACCACGCAGAACAGCGCGGCCAGCGACACGACCATCCTGGAGTTCTTGCAGAAGAACCATCCGGGCGTCGAGTTCAAGCAGGTTGTCGAAATGGACGCTGCTGGCGCAGGCGGTGCGGACCGTATGTACGCCATGGAAAACTCCATGGAAAACTGGCAGCTTGAGATTCCGATGATGATCAAGCAGTACAGCCCGCAGCAGAAGGGTCTGGAGTTCGAAGTGCCTGTCGAGAGCCGCTTTGCTGGTGTGATCATTGAGTATCCGCTGGCCTTTGCGTTCGCAGACGGTATCTAAGTAAAATAGAGGGGCTGGTTCGCCAGTCCCTCTATTCACTTCAGGAGATTCAAATGAAAGTCAAGAACGTATCCGCACGCCTGCATCACGTGGGCAATGTTTCCATCGCTCCCGGCGAGGAAAAGGACATTCCGAAAGGCTTCGAGAGCGCCATCAACAAGGATGAGCTCGTCGAAGTGAAAGCTGCTGCACCTGCTCCGGCTGCGAAACCCGCTGCACCGAAGCCGGGCGCACCCGCTGCCCCTGTGGCTCCTGCTGCACCTGCTCCGGCTGCTGAGTAATGACCGCGCTCGAGTATTTCCGGCTCCTGGCGCCAGAGTTTGCCAGCGTCGCTGACGCAACGGTGAATCAATGGCTGTCAGTTGCTGGAAACCTCGTGAATGTGGGTTGTTTGGATGCCGAGCGTGCTGCTATGGCATTGGCGCTGTACGCGGCGCACATGCTGTCTCTTAGCACACGCTCGGGCCAAGGTGGCGCCGCGGCCCTGGGGCCCGTTACCAGCGAGAAAGAAGGGGATCTGCAACGTAGCTATGGCGGGCTCAAGGGTGGCGACACCTATCTGGGCCAGACCAGCTACGGTCAGCAGTACCTTGACGTCACCGCGGCGTGCTTTGGTTCAGCAATTATGACTCGAGGCAGTTCGTAATGGCGGCCGTCAAGGATATCGACCGGGGCTGGAACAACATCGTCCGTGAGCTTGAGAAAGCCAAGGGAATGGAAGTTGCGGTCGGTATTCTTGAGGGTTCCCAGAACGAGGGTGAAAGCATTGCTGAATATGCCACCTACAATGAATTCGGAACCGACGACGTTCCATCCCGTCCGTTCATGGCAACATCGTTCGACGAGAACGTGGCGGAAATTGATGCCGACTTTAAGCGCCAAGCGGGCGCAATGGTCGAAGGGAAGCGCACTGCAAACCAGGCACTGACCGTGATCGGGCAGAAGCACGCTGGGCGCATCCAGAACACAATCACGGGGCGGAACTTCCTTCCCCGCTTGGCACCGAGCACGATTGCTGCCAAGAAAGGTTCTACGAAGACGCTGGTTGATACTGGTGCAATGGCGAACGCTGTGCAGATCAGCATTCGGGGGCGCCGTCCATGAGCAGCTTCCGCAAACAGAAAGACGTCCTGCGCGAAGCGGTGGGCGCTTACACGAATGGCGTGTGGGCCGCTGGCTCGCGCACTGCATTGACCACAATGGCGTCGGCGCAAGCTGTGGTCATGGGACAAGATCTGCACGCTCTTCCCGAAGGGCGTCACCTGTCGGACTTCATAAAGCTCTACACCAGCGACCGCTTGAAAGTGACCGCGGACGGTGAGGGTGTGCAGCCCGACATCGTTGTCCATGAGGGCTATGGTTACGAACTCGTCAGCATCTTTACGAACCAGTCAGGGGTGATCAATCACTTCAAGTACATTGGCGCAAAGGTGTTCAAATTCACAACGACCGCTGACTGGCTGTCCGGCGCATTGAAGAGGCCCTAAATGGCAAGCGATATTGATGTATCAGTTCCCCCGTTCGGTAACGCGACGACCGCTGGTGTCCGTGCTAACTTCGCTGCGGCCAAGGCTGAGATCGAAGAGCTGCAGAACAATCATGGGTTCGTGGATTACAACGACGCAGCCACTGGCGTGACGCCAATTAACGTCTTGGCAAACACTTGGACGAAGCTGACGAACGACAAGTTGGGCCCCTACACCAAGGAAGACCAGTTGCCCGGAGCGGTGACTCGCGTGTGGGATACAGTGACTAATCAATTCAAGTTTGATGAGTTGCCGCTCAATACCACAATGGACGGTCGCTTCGACTTGCAGATAACCACAACGGCGAACAATCAGGTCGTTGATCTGTCTGCGTTCGTTGCGATTGGCGCACCGTTAGCATTCGAGTTCCCGCTCATGACGTCTGCACTGTTCAAGACTGCTGGAACTTACAAAATCAACGCCTTCAACGGAATGTACGTTGGTTCAAACGACGTGAAGAACTATCCGACCGAGATCAAGCTCCGTTCGGATGCAGCTTGCACAGTTCGCGTGAATGGCTGGTACGTCCGAATCGTTATTCCTTCAGGAGTTTAACCATGCCTGCAAAAGTCGTTGAATGCACCTTGAACGGTGTGAAGGGTTTCAAAGCAGAGGGTGGCAAGTGCCATATTGGCCCCGCTGCGAAAGAGAAAGCTACCGCCCAGATGCAGGCGATCAATATCAGCGTCGGCCGCAAAGAAGGCGCAGCCTGGGCCAAGAAGTTGCCGGTTAAGAAATGACTGTCAAAGCTACCCTCTACACGCTGGTCAAGGCGCTCATTGGTGCCGAGACGCTGGTCTTTGCTGACCAGAACGCGCCACGTCCCCCGCTGCCGTATTGGACGATCCGCCTTGCTGCACAGCGAGCAGTGGGCGAAGACGCCTACAGTCAAGGGGTAGATGCCAACGGCGACCAGACGGTCAGCGGTGTGCGTGAGATCACGGTACAGGTGCAACGCTTCGGGCCTGACTCGGACGTTTCTTGCGCCGACCTGCGCGACAACTTGTCCCGCACGACTGTCAGCGAAGCATGGCAGGTTGAAAAGATTGCGCTGTACGATGTTGGCGATGTGCTCAACGTCCCATACAAGCTAGATAATTCGCAACTGGAACCCCGCGCCAGTGTGGATCTGTTTGTTCGGTTTGGCACGGAACTTCTGGACCGTGTTGGCTGGATTGACACCGTGGAAATGGATGCAGGATACGTTACCAATCAGACTCCAGGGTTTGATGAGACGAATCCTGATCTGGCGGAAGTCATCACGGTTGTGTTATAGTGGGCTTGATTTGATATAAGGAGTTTTCGATGGCAACCCTTGACGATATTGTTCTAGTACAAATCGCGCTCCAGACGACTGGTGTTGCGCGAGGCAACTTCGGAACTCCGATGATTGTCGCCCCGCTGATGACGTTCCCCGAACGTGTGCGGGTCTATACCAGTTACAACGCAGCGGCTGAAGACGACCTGCCCCCGAACGTGCTGACCGCACTGTCGGACGCATTCGGTCAGATCCCGCGTCCCCGCCAGATCAAAGTTGGCCGACGCTCGGTGCTGAAGGGCGTGATCCAAGTCGCGGATCTGATCGCGCTGGGCACCTACTCTTTCACCGTCGGTTCGCAGACGTACAGCTACACGGCTGACGGTACGCCTACCGCTGCTGAAGTGGTTGCTGGCCTCGCTGCTGCTGTGCTTGCAGACACCGACGAGATCATTACCGCGACCGTCGCTGGCGACACGCTGGAAGTGGCATGGATTGGAAGCAACGTCGATTCCATCAACCTGCTGTCGAACCTGCAATGGGGCACGATCAGCCCGCTTGGCGCTGCTTCAGCAGTTGCAGACGACCTCAACGCCATTGCTGATGAAGATCAGTCGTGGTATGGCTTGGTGATGGTTGAGCGTGTGAAGCAGACGCAGCTTGACGCAGCAGAATGGACGGAAGCGAACAATCGCTTGTTCATTACCGCAACGGACGAAGCAGATGTCCTCAACGCCGGTGTGACAACCGACCTCCTGAGCGTGCTGAAGAACACCCGTTACTATCGCACGGCAGCTCTGTTCCACACCAATGCGGCAACGGAATATCCGGATGCAGCCTGGGCCGCTCGCGTCTTCACCATCCAGCCTGGCGCTGAGACTTGGGCGCTGAAGGGTCTTGCAAGCGTGACCCCGTCCCCGCTGACTGCGACCCAGAAGCAAACTGTGGTCAATAAGGGCGGCAACACGTTCGAGTTCTACCAGTCCCAAGTGGCGCTGACGAACCCTGGCAAGGTGTCCGCTGGCGAATGGATTGACGTGATTCGCTTCCGCGACTGGCTCAAGGACGTCATCCAGGTCAATATGACCCAGATGATGATCAACCGCGATAAGGTGCCTTACACTGATTCGGGCATCCAGCTCTGCGTCAATAACCTGCGGAAGTCGTTGCAGGAAGGCGTGAATGTTGGTGGTATTGCACCGGACGAACTGGACGCCAACGGTAACACGGTTCCGGGCTTCGTTATCACTTACCCGCGTTCCGTGGAACTGGCGCCCAGCATCAAGGCGTCCCGGATCCTTTCGCTGGGCTTTACCGCTCGCCTTGCTGGTGCGATCCACGTTGTGGAAATCACTGGTGCCCTGGCATACGAACTCTAAGGAGAAGATGAATGAGTGCTACTTTGACAGGTTCCTACGATCCCGCACAGGTGATCTGCACCGTAGGCGGGGTCATTCTTTCGGGCTTCAGCGATGGTGACGCCATCATCGCTCGTCGTGCGGAAGATATGTACTTCACCCGCGTCGGTGCGGATGGTGGTGTGGCTCGCGCTCGCAACGCCAACAAGATGGGCGAGTTCGAGTTCAAGCTCTTGCAGACCAGCCCGGTCAATGACCTGCTGTCTGCACTGCTGTCGGTCGATGACCTCACCAACGACGGACTGATCGTTATCCCGATCGGTATCCTGGACGGTTCCGGTCGCTCGCTTGCCGCTGCGACACAGTGCTGGATCAAGACTGTTCCGGAAGCCACGTTCGGCAAGGAAGTCTCCGAGCGTGTGTGGATCTTCAGCGCAGCTGACCTCAAGATCTTCCACGGTGGTGGCAACTAAGTTGAGGGAATGAAACGGGGCCCACAAGGCCCCGTTTTGTTATACTTGACTCATTGACCACACTCGAGGGATTATCATGCAACAAGAAACCTTTATCGTAGGCACGCGGGAATTCACTTGCGTGCGAATGAATGCGTTCGCAGCCAACAAGCTGCTCATGCGCCTCCAGAAGATTGCGGTGCCTGTTATGGGCTCGCTGATGGGGGCTGGTAAAGGCCTGGGCGACATTGACGTCAAGGAAGCTGCACAAGTCATCGCAGCGAACCTGGACGAGTCCATCATGGACAATATCGTGCTTCCCTTGTTTGCTGAGTCCCGCGTGTATTGCACCGAGACGAAGAAGTTCGTTAAGAGCGGCACCGATATCGACCAGTGCTTCACGACCGAAAACCTGTTCGACTTGTACGAGTTGATCTTTGAAGTCGCGAGGTATCAGTTCGGCCCTTTTTTCGCGTCACTGGTCGAACGCTTTGGCGCTCTGACCGACGGGAAAAAGACCACGGCAGCGTCCCAGGCCAATTAGACGAAGAGCTGGCCGCAGACTTATGGATATGGCGCCCGATCCTTGCAGGAAAGGTGACGCTGAGGGAAGTGAAAGATGGTGTGGCTACGGCGGAGGACTTGCAGGCGTTAAACGCGCTCCTGGATATGCAATCCGACATCGAAGCTGCCCAATACGAAGCAGCAAAAGCACAGAGGTGACGAATTGATTGTCCGCGAACTGATTACCCGACTAGGCTTCTCGCTCAACCAGTCTCAGCTGAACAACGCTGAGAAGGGTGTTGAGCGGGTAAAGGACAGCGCCGAGCGTGCTGCCGCTGCTTTCCGGAACATCGCCACCGCTGTGGCCAGCTTCGCAACGGTCAAGGCCATTATCAACATCGGCGACGAGATGCAGAACATCCGCACTCGTATCGGTCAGCTTCCGCAGACAGTTGGTGACGCGGGTGATGCGTTCGACGAAGTTGCTGCTCGCGCAAGTGCATCCGGTGTGAAGATTGACGCCTATGCTTCGCTCTACACCAAAGTCGGAAACGCTGCCAAAGACTATATCAAGACCCAAGAAGACCTCCTGGGCATCACCGACACTATCTCGCAAGCCCTTGTCGTTGGCGGTGCAAGCGCACAGGAAGCGTCCGCAGTAATGACGCAGTTCTCACAGGCCCTGGCGTCAGGTGTGCTGCAAGGCGATGAGTTCCGCTCAATGGCGGAAGCTGCGCCGCAGTACCTTGACAAGCTGGCTGAGACGATGAAGATCCCTCGCGAGCAGCTCAAGAAGATGGCGTCGGATGGTAAGCTCACCGCGAAAGCTGTGATCGACGCCACCCGCCAGATGTCGGATTACTTCGGCGACAAGTTCAAGCAGATGCCCATGACTGTGGGCCGCGCAATGACGGTCGTCGGCAACCGCTTTGCCCGCATGATCGACAAGATGAATCGGGATTCTAACTTTGTGACCACAATCGCAAACGGCATCCTGGCTGCATTCGACAAGATTGAAGCAGGCGTCTATAAGCTGGTGGAAGCATTCGGCGGATGGAACAACATGCTCCGCTTCGTTGGCATCGCGATCGGTGTTGCATTCGGTGCAAAGGCAATCAGCATTCTAATGGCGTTCCGCACCGTTGCCTGGACTGCTGCACTGCCGTTCATTAAGATCGCTGCGATCATTACCCTTGTCACCTTGCTTCTGGAGGACTTGTACGTCTGGATCCAGGGCGGGGATTCCCTTATCGGGCAGCTGATTGGGCCTTGGGAAGAATGGCGGGATGTGGTCATGGGCTCCGTTGAAGCGGTGATGGCGGTGTTCCGCTGGTTCGGTGAGCTCATCGCAGCCGTTGCAGCCGTGATCGTTGGTGCCTTCACACTTGACATCAATCTCTTTGCCGAAGGGTTGAAAGGCATTGGCGGATTGCTCTGGCAGGTTGTCGGGCAATGGGGGATCTGGATCTACGACGCAATCTTTGCGCCGATCGTCAATGCTGTGACCGACGCTTGGAACGCGGTTAAGGGCATGGTGAGCAGCGCATGGGAAGGCGCCAAGAACTTTGTAGGGGCAGGGTCGGGCACAGCGGGCGGCACAGCCGCTGGCGCAACCCCTGCCAGTACCGTTACACCGGCGCAGATGGCGCCAGCGGCTATGGGAGCAGGACGCCCGAACATCAACAACAGTACGCAAGTGAATGTCACTGTGCCCCCTGGAACAACTGCGGAGCAATCCAAGTTCCTCCAGAACGCAGCACAGCAATCATTCAGCAAAGCAAACGACGACAAGCTGGCACGTGACCTCGCGGTCTATGCGCCATAAGGACAGCACATGATAGGACTCTACTTCGGCGGACAATGGTTCCAGACTGCATTCGGCAATCAGTACGGCAATATCGAGCTGGACGCTGCCCTGGACGAGAACCATGAATGGTCTGCAGAAGCAACCAGCAACCCCGTTGAGGTGGGCGCACCTGTCACCGACCACGTTATTGACCAGTCCGACAAGCTAAAGATCAAAGGGTTCGTGACTGACACACCGCTGACCGCGAGCCAGTCGCTTACGCAGATCAGTCGCAGCCAAGACGTCTTCGACCTGCTGTATGAACTGATCAAGCTCAAAGAACCAATGACGGTCTATACGAAGCACAAGATCTATGACGAGATGGTGCTTACGAATGTGACTATTCCGCGGACGGCTGGTGTGGGCGAAGCGATTGAGTTCAGCGCCGAGTTCATCAACATCCGCAAGGTGGCGACGCAGATGGTAGATGTACCTGACGGGATCAACCCCAAGAAGGACAAGAAGGCGGACGCTGCTACGGGTAAGAAGACCGAGCCCCAGAAGGACGGCGGGAAGAAGCAACCTGAGACCGTCACCAAGCCGTCCAGCACATTGTCGAGGATTTTGAAATAATGTCACTCATTCAAAAGATCCCGCTGCAACTCGAAACGACCGACCAGCTTGTCAGCGTAGAGCTTGACGGAAACCCTTACATCCTGCGCGTGCTGTGGAACGAGCGTTTCGGTTACTTCTCGCTCTCGGTGCTCACTGCTGACGAGCAACCCATCCTGACGAATATCAAGATGGTGAAGAACTATCCCCTGATCGGGCGCTTCAAGGATACCCGCTTGCCTTTTGGAGACCTGTACTTTGTGCAGGAAAAGGGAAGCGCAGCACGTCCAGGATATAGCGACCTCGCGGTGAATTGTGGGCTGTACTATTACGAGGCTGATGCTGTGGTCACTGCTCAACCTGTACGCGAGCAAGTTGCGGAAGCATTGGTCGGAACGATCTTCGACAGCGGGCTCACGTCCTGGGATACTGGTTCAACCCTTTGGGATCAATAAGTCATGCTCTTCAACCGTGAATGCTCGCTGGTGATTGGTAAGGAAGGCGGCAAGGGTCGTGAGCTGACTGGTCTCCGCATTGCGTTCTCCATCCAGAAGGGTGCAACAAAGTCCCCGAATAAATGCACCGTGAAGGTGTGGAACACGTCCCCCGAAACGCGAGCCCTGATTGAGGTCGTTGGTAACGTGATGATCCTGAAGGCGGGTTACACGGAGGACATCGGTGCAAAGACCATTTTCAGCGGCAACGTGACACGGACGCTCACTGTGCGTGAGGGCCCTGATTGGATCACTGAGCTGGAGATGGAAGACGGGTTCATGGAGTTCCGTGACGCCAAGGTGTCGCTGTCGTTTGCCAAGGGCGCAACCACACAGCAGGTCGTCACCGCCATCAGCAAGAAGTTCGGCCTGCCTGTGCGCCCCATGCCCGCTGACATTGCTCGTAAGCAATACCCCGCCGGCTTCGCGTTCGTTGGGCGCGTGCGCGATGCGATGGACAAAGCGTGCGATCACAGCGGCTTGGAATGGTCTATTCAGAACCGCGAAATCCAAATCATTAAGAAGGGCGGGGTCTTTAAGCAGAAGGCATATCTGCTGTCAGCTGATACTGGTCTGCTTGGCTCACCTATGCAAGAGTCCAAGACCATGACTGAGAAGGCTGCTGCTAAGGAAGGTATCACCGCCGATCAGCCCGGTGTGCGTAAGACTACTGAGCGCGACAAGGACGGCGAGGTGCAGCAGATGCTCCGCGTGCTCGGGTACAAGGTCAAGACCCTACTGCAACCGCTTGTCGAGCCTGGCGGGTATGTGCAAGTGAGATCGAAAGGCGTGGATGGCGAGTTTTTCCGCGTTGAGGAACTGACGCACACAGGCGACACGCACGGCAACGAGTGGCACACCGAGCTCACTTTGAGGTATGTGAAATAATGGCTGAGACATCAAACAACCCTGTCGAGGCTCTGTTGGGCCTTGTTAAGTCCCAACTCCTGGACGTGAATACTGCGCTCCCGGGCGTCATCGTTTCCTACGAGAACGGGCTTGCCCGTGTGGTTCCAACAGGAAAGAAGCGATTCGCTGACGGTGACGTGCTGGACTATCCAATCATTCCGAATGTGCGTGTGTGCTGGCCTTCGTTCGCTGGTGGCACAGCAGGGGTCAAGGGACCAGTGAAGCCCGGCGACAAGTGCTTGCTCGTGTTCTCGCAACAAGCTATTGACGGCAGCGATGATCGTCGTATGTTTGACCTCCAAGATGCTTATGCGGTCATGTGCGACCTTGGCAATGCTGGTGCAGGCGATAGCGGGAACAACGAGGACATGACCATGTTCTTCGGGCCCGCTTACATTCGCCTTACAGCAGCGGGCGCACTGGATATCAATGCGCCGGGAGGAACAACAATCAACACGCCAAGCACGCACAACACGGGCACGCTGACAACGAACGGTCTGCTAACCTACCAAGACGGCATGACGGGGACGGGTGGCGGTAGCGGAACGCAGATCAGTGGCGACATCAACCACACAGCAGGAAGCATCACCAGCCTGGGAAAGAAAATTGACGGCACGCACACTCACGGCGGTGTGCAGACGGGCGGTGGAAATACTGCGGTTCCCAATGCTTGACGTCCGTAGCTTGATGGACTTGACATTTGAATGGTATCATCCTCGACATGCTTGATATTGCGCTTACCACATCCCACGATCTTGACACCAGCACACTTGATCTGAAGCTGGTGGATAAGGCTGAACAAGTGCGCCAGCAGCTACTCATCAAGCTCAAGCTGTGGCGCGGTGAATGGTTCCTGGACACAGAGTTCGGAACACCGTACCTCCAGCAGATCCTGGGCAAGCAATTGACGCTCTCTGGAGCTCTTGCTGCACTGCGGAAAAGCATTCTGGAAGTGGAAGGTGTGCGCCAGATCATTTCGTTCGAGTACAGCTTCAGCAATTCAACGCGAAAGCTGTCAGTGGATTTCACGGCGGATACGCCTTATGGAATTGTTGAGGTAACTGCATGAGCCTGACAGAACAAGGATTCGAGCGTCCGCGTCTTAACGAGATCAAGACGGATTACGACCAGCGTTTCACCGATGCGCTGGGCCCGGTCAATACCGACGCGGATGCTGTGGTCGGTCAGATCATTGGTATCTTTTCCGCAGCACTCGACGACGCTTACGAAGCTCTGCAGAACACTTATGACAGCATGTACCCTGCGACCGCGGAATCCACTTCGCTGGACGGTGCGGTGTCGTTTGTGGGGCTGGAGCGCCTCGCTGCTACGCCGACAACTGTTGTCGCTATGTGCTACGGTACTGAAGGCACGCTGCTGCCCGCTGGTGCCCTTGCACGCTCGCTGGATAATCGGCAGTACGTTGTCACCGCCGACACGGTTATCAGCCGCTCAAGTTCTGGCGACGTACTCATTGAACCGAACGTCGTTACCAACGGCGCCAACTATCAGGTGATCGCAGGCGGAACCAGTGTGGTCTATACCGCCGATGGTTCTGCAACGGCGGACGAAATTGCTGCCGGGCTTGCTGCACTGTTTGACCCGCTGGTCTTCCTTGCCACTGCTTCGGCTGGTGTGCTGCGCTTGCGTGCTGCGGATCAGTACAGCGACTTCACCTTGACGGTGGATAGCAAGCTCACCATCACCTCGCTCGGAACTCCGGTTGTATTCACAGGGCTTGACCTCGGTGCGTATGCGCTCCCTGCCGAAGCACTCACCCGCATGGACAGCTCCATTCTAGGATGGGACGCGGTCAATAACCTTGTTGCCGGTGCCACTGGCCGCTTCGTTGAAACGGACGAAGAGCTCCGTGAGCGCCATTCCAACAGCGTTCGCGTTACTGGTGCAGCAACCGCCCAAGCCATCCGCTCCCGCTTGCTTGCGGAAGTTGATTCGGTCACGTATGCAGCGATCTACGAAAACCGAACCAATGTGATTGACGCTTTCAACTTGCCCTCGCATTCGTTTGAAGCAGTGATCTCCGGCGGTGCCAATCAAGCGGTCGCTGACAAACTGTTTGAAGTCAAGCCTGCTGGAATTGAAACCTACGGCAACACCAGCATCCAAGTTCTGGACGAGAATGGTGATGTGCAGATTTGCAAGTTCTCTCGCCCCTCGAACAAGTACGCATGGATCCGCGTCAGTGTGAATTCGCTTAATACCGAAGAGGTGCTGACCAGCGAAGTCGTTCAAGCAATCAAAGACGCTGTGCTTGCATACGGTGACACCATTGGCATCGGTGAGGACATTATCACTCAGCGTTTCTACGGACCGATCTACAGCGCAACCAGCGGCATCGGTTCCATCACGGTTGAAGCCGCACTCACTGCGCTCATTACCGACCCGCCCACATATAGCACGACGAACGTGCCTGTCGCACGCGCCGAGCTTGCTGTGTTTGACGTATCCCGAATCACTGTGGTAGGAGTCTGAAATGCTTGACTACGCTGCCATCGCAGTAGCACGCCTGACAGGGCAGTTCCAGAACTCCCCTAAGTTGCAGGCGATGATGGCTGCGATTGTAGGCCCGTTGACCACATTGGAAACCGATGCTGACGCGGTTATTGCTGAACGCTGGATTGATACTGCGATCGGTGCCCAGCTTGACGGATGCGGCGCTATCGTTGGTGAGGCGCGGCAGGGTCGGAATGACGATGCGTATCGCGTAGCAATCCAGTTCCGCGTGTTCGTCAATACCTCTAAGGGGACGCCCACTGATCTGATTCGGGGCTTAAAGTTCTGGACCGATCCAACCGATTGTCAGTACCTTGAGGCGTACCCCGCCACCGCACTGCTTTTCACGAACGGCTTCTTCGTTGATTATAAGATCCAGCCTGCCATGCAGGACTTGGCACCAGCGGCGATCAGTGTGGTCCCCGTTGCTGTGTCCTTCGCTGACAAGCCCTTCCGTTTTGCAAGGGAACCCATTCCAGGCGAGTTGTTTGTCAATGAGGGTGCGGACTACTTGACCGCGAACGGTAGCGACATCCAAGTGAGCCAAGGTGGCCTTGCGCTTGGTGCAGCAACTTTGGGCGGGTGCGTTCCTGCAGAGCTTGATGTCGGAATTGGATACCTAGACGTTGGCGGGCCGACGCTGGCTGTGTATAATCCAAATAGTTTGAACACTTTAGGTCATAACAATCTCACAGGGGTCTTTCAATGATTGAGTTTGCTGAGGTATATGTCGGCTATCCCGACGGCCAGCAGAACGTGGGTCAGCCCCCTGATGCCGTGCTGCTGAATGGGTTTATCCCGGAGACTGCTGGTGCCCGTGGGCAACCGCTTCCCGCTCAATGGCTCAACTGGCTCTTCCAGAAAGTGTTCCGCCTTATCAACCGCGATCGCGTCAGCGATTCCGCTGGTGTAGGCCTCTTCACCGTACCGAACAGCGTCATTCGCCTCGAAGCTTTTGATCGCAGCGATCCTAACAAGTACCTCGTCGCTATCGGGTACAAGGGAGCAGCAGACGTCGTGCATACGCTGAAAGTGATCAACAGTGCGACCCTTACCCTTGGCGCAGCAACCGTAGGCGGTAATCAGCCTGTCACTGGCGGGTCAGCCAATGTGGTCATGCTTGCTACGTCGCGTCAATTTGGAGAAATGTAACTATGGCACTCACCGCAACAGAAGAAGCACTGGTTCGCCAGCTGCTGGATCAGCAAGCTGCAATCCTGTCCCTCGCTGGAAATGAATCCACCATTACCTCCAAGCTGGGCGCCACGAAGGTAACTTTGTCGGACTTGGTTTCAGCAAGTGCTGTCGCTGATGCTGATCTGTTCTTGCTTCGCCAAGGGACAACGGACAAGAGCGTGACTGGCGCTATTGTCAAGGCGTTGGCAACTCAACCTGACGCAAGTGAAACGGTCAAGGGGATTGTTGAGCTTGCCACAGTCGCGGAAGCTCTTGCTGGAACCGATACAACTCGTGCAGTGACTCCAGCGGGACTGGTAAGTCGCACCCCTGCAATCAAAGCTCAATCCCCGCTTGGCATTGGAGCCACTGCAACTCTTGACGCGTCCCATGTCGGGCGCCCCCTTTACTATTCCGGAGCTTCTGCTGGTACGCTCACGCTTCCTGCCGCGCCTACTGCGGGCGATGCAATCACAGTTTATGCGGTCGGGGCTGGAAATTGTACGATCCAACGCAACGGCGCACAGACAATCTACGCCCAGGGCAAGTCTTCCGGGACGAGTGTCGTGCTGAATACTGGCGCATCTTTAACGCTCGTCTATGACGGTTCCGCATGGGTACAGGCCGTCGGGAATAACTCCATCGGATACTCTGCTGCATATTCCAATACCACAATCACAAGTGGTGTGACGTACTATAACACCACAGGAAAGCCTGCGCTGCTTGTACTTAACGCGACTGGAGGCCAACTGATTTCCTCCCTGAATATTGGAGGCGTTGCTGTCGGCGGTTACGTGGCGGGGTCTTCTAATGTCATGATTACAGCCATTGTTCCTCCCGGTGCGTCGTATGTTGTCAATCACACCGGACTTCAGTCCGCAATGCTTCTTTCGTGAGGTTATAAATGAAATACTTCAAGGACACAAATAACCAAGTCCATGCTGTAGAGGCAGGCTTCGAAGACCTTCTTCCTGCCGGATGCGTTGAAATTACCGAGGACGAGGCTCACTCCTTGGTCAAACCAACTCCTGAGCAAATCATCGCCCAATACACGGCGGGTGTGCAAAAGCGTCTCGACGACTTCGCACGGACTCGGAATTATGACGGAATCCTGAGCGCTGCGACCTACGCGACTAGCTTGATTCCGAAATTCAAAGCCGAGGGGCAGTATGCAGTTGAAGCACGCGACAGCACTTGGGCCGCTGCTTACGCATTGCTGGCCGAAGTTGAAGCGGGAACCCGTCCCATGCCAACGCTGGAAGAAGTGTTCGCAGCGTTGCCAGAGCTGGTGTGGCCACAATGAAAGGCCTGACTGTTGCCGTTTATACGCTCGCGTTCTTGTGGGCGTTTTGGGCGATGTACGTTCTTGTCATGGGTATATATCGGGCGCACCTTGCCAAGAGACTTACAGCCGTGACGCTGTGCCTGTCCGCCCCCTTTATTGCGCTGGGCTACCTCATGGACGTGATTGCCAACCTCACCGTCGCGTCATTGGTGTTCATGGAGCCTCCGCGTGAGCTACTGGTGACAGCTAGGCTTCAGCGGTATGTGGCATCCGGAAAAGGGTGGCGCTTCACCATTGCCGACTGGATTTGTAATCACCTATTGGACGTCTTTGACCCATCTGGAAATCATTGTTAATAGCGGAGTTCGTAATGCCCGAAGAAAAACACCAATGCACCCTCCCGCCACAATACTGCCCGCACGTCAAAGAAGCGGCAGATGAAGCGGTGAAAAAAGTATTTGCGATCCTCGGGGTTGATATCGAGGTGCCCAAAGAGGTGGAACAGTTTCGTGAGAACTTGCGCTTCGGAGCATCCATGCGCCGCGCCGCTGACAAAGGAATGCTCGCGATCATAGGCGCCATTGCAGTCGGAGCACTTGCTGCACTGTGGGCGGGTATTGTCTCCAAGATCACACACGGAGGCTGATATGCCTTATAAGCTCGGACCCGCGTCACGCAAGAAGCTCGAGGGGCTGCATCCGAATCTCGTTGCTGTGGTCACTCGTGCTATTGAGGTGACCACACAGGACTTCACGGTTCTTTGCGGGGTCCGCACGCTTGCAGAACAGAAAGAGCTCTACGCTCAAGGGCGCACCAAGCCAGGCGACATTGTCACCTGGACTTTGAACTCGCGCCACCTTCCTGCTGCTGACGGTCTTGGTCGTGCTGTGGATCTCGCACCGTACCCCATTGACTGGAAAACCTTGTCTAAGTTTGACGCCATTGCAGCAGCGATGATGCAGGCGTCAAAAGAGCTCGGCATTCCTATTCGCTGGGGCGCGGATTGGGATCAAGACGGTATTGCTCGCGAACGCGGTGAAACCGATTCCCCTCACTTTGAACTTGCTTAGGAGTTGCTATGAACTGGTCAGACGTAGGTAGTTGGCTGAAAGACAATGCGGGCACCGGAGCTGCACTGGTGGGCAGCTTGCTGACGGGGAACGTGCCTGGGGCCGTTGCTGCCGGCGTTGCGCTGGTTGGCAGTGCTACTGGCACCAATGACCCCGCGAAGGCCCTTGCAGCCTTGCAGGGCGACCCTGCGACGGTGCTGAAGCTGCGAGAACTCGCTGTCCAGGAGGAAGCCAGCATCCGCGAGCACATTCGCACGATGGAAGAGATGCGCCTCAAGGACGAGCAAGCTGCACACGAGCAACAGCAGCTCACCATCCGCGGCGGTGACAATGCGGAAGATGAATACGTCCGCCACACGCGCCCTATGATGGCCCGTCAAAGCTGGTACGCCACAATGGCCTATATCCTTGTCTTCGAAGGGCTCAATTCCGCCAAGGTGTTTGCAGGCGGAGCGAATTGGGATCTTGCGATGATCTTGCTTGCACCGGCAGCAGCCTACCTTGGCTTCCGCTCGCTGGACAAGTTCCGCAAGAAATAACTTCGCTCTGCGGGGCGGGGCGTCACGTGGGACATGCGTGGCGCCCTTTTTATTTGACGCAAGCGGTGTCGTAGATGCCATCGTAATCCGGCCAGCCCACGGACGGGTCTTTCTTGTTCAGCTTCACCATTTCGCAATAATGCTCAAGCTGCGCCTGCTCATCTTCGGCGTCCATGGTGCCCACCAGTCCAAACAGAATGAGCCCCGCCAGGATAGCGCAGATGGTGTAGAAATTGTCTTTTAAGATGCTGGTGCGGTGCATGTGGTACTCCTTTTTCACTGGTTGCGGGTTGCACAGGGCCGGCAGGGGCCGCGATTGCAGCCTCGCCGGTGTATGTGTATTGGCTGCTATTGCAGTCGCTTAAAATTGCCGGTGCTGCTGCCTACTTGCTGGTTGAGCGACACGGTCTTTCCGTACTCGCGACCCTCGTAGAACGCACCAGCTCGAAGCGCATTGTCGGCGCGAGGCTTGGATGTGGTCAGCGACACACCAGTCCCGTTCAGCCACTTCTCATTCGCGTCAGCTTCGCGCTCATGCAGGCTCACCAACACCAGCGCAGTGCCAGGGGTGCTCTCGGTGTCGGACTTGAGCATCTGCTCAACGCGCTTGCGGATGCTATCCACCGTTCCGACGCAGAACGAACGGCCTTGCGGGGTCGTCGGGGACTTGTAACGGGTCGTCGCTTCGCGCTTGACAGACTTGATTAGGAACTCGGCCATGTAGCGAGCAGTCATCACGTTACTTTGACGCCCGACGAAGCAATGCTTGTCCTTCCCGGACGTACCTGTGCCGCTGTAGAAGTATTTGCAGAAGAACAGCTTGCCGACGGACTGAGCAAGGCTGCGGGCCCACTTGTCTGCGCTGATGACCACATCCTGACGCTCACGTGCTTCGTGCGATTCGTCTTCAGGCAGGTCGCTCATCGACAGATTGTACTTCGCCAGCAGGTTGTAGGCCATCCGCAAAGCGGTCTCCCGCTCTGCTTCGGTCGCTGCTGCATCATTGCCCAGCGCGATCATCTTCTTGACGCGCTCCAGTACCTTGTTCTCGATAGACATATTGTTCTCCTTATGCAACGACGTGGAAGTGGAAATGCACCATTGCCTGGAGCGCACGCCCACCGACAAAGACGGGGAAGAAGCGTCCGTCTTCTGTGCGCTGCAAGAAGTAGGTTAGACCGTCGTTGTTCGCTTCTGGGAATTTCTTCTCGACAGCCTTCACAGCGTTGGCTTCGGTTGCATACGTCTTGTTCGGTTCCAGTTTGAAGAGGCGGGCCATTTCGTTCTCCTAAGTGCAGTTGATGTGCTTGCAGTATAGGATAAATCTAGACCTATGCAAATTATTCTTGTTCGAGTGATTTTTGCAGGTAGCCAATGTCGTACAGCATCCGCTCTGCTTCGCGCTCGTACCATTCATAATCGACATCCTGCGGGAACGCTGCTGGAATGTCCATCACGGGCTTTGCACCTTCGGATCGTGGAACCTTGTTCCCGTTCTTGGCATACACGATCTCACCCTGCTCTCCTGCTGCATAGTACCAGCGGATAGACTTGCCCAGGAACACACCGTCCTTCACTGCGCCGCCCGACACGGTACGCACGGACACGAACTTCCGGATGTCGGTGCAAGAGCGCACTGTGGTCATTATGGGCGTGCCCTTGGTGAGCAGCGCCAGCACAGCATCGACACAGATTTCGTTCGTCGGGTTCTTGTGCAATCGGTCGGACGACTTCTCAGGGCTTGCATAGGCGCCTTTCGTCTTGCAACCATCAACCTCGTAGAGCCACTGTTTCGTCTTCTTGTCGAACTTCTTCTTGACTGCAATGTAGTTATTCACGTCGCGGCTGAAGACTGCGAGGTATTGCGTGTCCTCAGTTTCGAACCCTGTGTCGGTTTCCCATTGTTTCACAATCGCGTCGCATTCTGCTTGGCGTGCTGTGGGGCACTTGATAACGATGCCGTCCGTGTTGGCGCTGACCACATGGATTCCAGTAAGCTCCAGGCGCTCGATCAGCATCAGCAAGGACAGCTGACCCGTCACCGTCACTTGGATTAGCAGGTCGGGAGCGTAGAGAACGGAGTACCTGCTGCCCAGCTTGCCGAATGATCCGTTGATGGTAATCTTGAGTGAGTCAGCGATTACCTTGTCGCCGCGATGCTTTGCAGCAATACGACGATCGACTAGCGTGCGATATACCTTCAGGAAGTTGGGCCCCAAGTGCTGCGGATAGAGCCCTTGGTTCAGAATGATATATGGGTAATAAGACGTCACGTCGCGGTCAATGAGCAGCGTGTTGGCGTCCGCATAGTGCGCGGCGCACTGCTCGGAGCTGTGCAGACCGCCAATGCCCATACGATACACTCCACCCGCAATCTCCAGGCGCAGAGCTTTGAGCTCTTCCGGCATACCGACGTTTCCATCTTCACTCACAATGAAGTTGGCATTGCGAACAATGTCCAGCGCCCAATTCATGAGCCCCGACTGGTACTTGATGAAGTGCGGGATCTTGTACTTGTACCGCGTCCCGGGCTCGATCACCGGGCGCTGGGCCCTGCACCCGTTAAGACGCTCGATCTCTTCTGCAATGACTGCTTCCGCAATCTGGGCATCGGACTTGCTACGCAGATCCATCTTGTACTCGTTACCCATGGACTCGCGAAGGTCAATCTGCTCTTTGAGCGACTCGTGCAGAATGGCGGTGTTCGTCAAGTCATTGACGCAATACCAGCGCACGATCGCCATCTGCTGCGGTGACAGAATGACTTCGGGGTTGAAGGGTAGGTCCTGCATTCGCGGAGCGTGCAACCGTCCGCCGTAGATCTTAAGGCTTGCCCGCAGCGGCGCAACTTCGATCAGGTCAATGTGGTTCGTGTTCAGCTTCTTAACCTTGAACGTCCGTAGCACGTCAGATGGACGCGAACCATTCACAATGATCTCGTTCGTTGCGTACTTCAGCTGAGACGTGCTCTTACCTGCTAACGCAAGCGCCAGGATCGGCATGTCGTAGTTGATACCATTGAAGCTCACGAGGCAGAACGTATTGATGATCCAGCGCAGCTTATCCGCGTTGAAGTCGTGGTTCGGTGTGCGCTCGAAGTAGATGACCTTCCCGCTGGCAAGCGAGGTGAAAGCGATCAGGAAATAGTTCTCATAACACTCGATGTCGAACACCAGACGTTCGCGCTTTGCAGCAGCGATCGCAAGTTCCCAGTCCTCAAACTGCGACACCCGGAATTCCATCGCTTCCTGCAAGCCCGGCAGGTAGTCAGGGCGCTCCCAAGTGCGCTCAGGAGGTGTGCGTTTCGGCTTCTCTGCCTTCGGAGGCTTTACTGCTGGGCGATCTTCCCAGAAGAATCCGATAGCGTCAGACCTCGCCATACTTGTTCCCCTTCCTTAAATTCTCTAGAGCTGGCAAGTATTGCAGATTCCAAGGTACATGCAGACCGGAAACAGTTGCACCGTTCAAAGGAACTATATGATCAACATGGTGTCCTTCCGGGCACTGTGCATAGATGACGGTGAGCTCTTTGCTGTGAGCTTTTGACAACGGACTTCCGAATCGTTTCTTGCGAATGATATCCGAGTTGCGCCTGTACGCTCTTGCCAGTTCTGGATTGCGTGCTTCCCAGGCTCTCGTGGCCGCTCGCTTTACAGCTTTGGATTCCTCGGATGCTTTCTGGTAAGACTTGGTGATGCTTGCACGCCTGCACTCGATGCAGTGCCCGTCCTTGTCACGGCCCAGCGTGTGCCCTCGCTTGCATGGTTTCATTACTGACGCATCCCCACAATCGCGCCGCGCAAGCGGTCGCCAAAGAACATACAGGGTGACGGGTATGCAGACCAGTCGATGGAGTTCGCATTGCCGTTGAGCAGGTTCAGCATGTCAATCTGATAGACGCCAGTGTGGTCAAACCCTTCGATCTCATAGCCAGCCCCTTCGGTTTCGTCGTCATGGGTTGCTATTTTACCCGCCCCACGGAACAGAATGCGACCAGTCTTGTCCGTGAAGGGCTTCAGTGTCTTCAACGCTTCGAACAAGCGGTCGTCCAGCGGCTTCGGGTTGCTTTCGCGGTTGAGCACTTTGGTGAGGTCGGGCCACTTGGTTTCGAACAGTTGCGTCCTCAACCATCGTTTCCCGCTGAAGTGGAAAGTGATAGAAGTGTCAGTCAGTTGCACAGCTTCAGGCGCTTCGTCAATGCGGAGCAGCTCCTTGATCGCTGCCCGCGGTATGTTGAGCGGGCGGGGAACCGTGGAACCTGTCCAATATTCAACGAGGGTGATGTTATTGGTAGCGAATGCGCTCTGGCCCAGCAGAAGCACACCATTCGACCATGGGCGCGAAGCATCGTCACCAATGAACGGCGCCACGACCTTTATGGCCTGGAGCATTGCTGCACCGTCGATGACCACATGCTCACCCTCGGGTTGAACGTGCGGTGTGCTTGCATCTGGTAAGCAATCGACGAACGCTTTGAACTTACCGCTCTTAACCGACAGACGTCCCGCTGCTGTCATTGCGAGCTGGACGGTCTCGGTGCAGTTCGCAATCGCTTTGACAAGGGACTCCGCTTTGGGCTTGCACTCGATGTCAAACGGGATCGGGCTGCACAAGCCCAGCATTCCGTTATATCCGCGGACTGTTCCACCCTCGATCACAAAGTGTGTCAGGGCTGGAACGAAGTCCTTCTTTGAGACCGCACCCTGGACGAATTTCAGTTCTGTAAGCATTAGAAGAGCTCCTGCACGCGATGCGTGAATTGTTCGTAGTTGTTCTGAGCGTTCATCATTTCGTTAATTACCCCGAACGCCCATAGATTATACGCGGCACGCGATTCATAGACACTTGATAATCGCTCGTATGTGAAACCCTGCTTCTCCAGCATCTGCAAGACGTAGTCCTGCTCAATAGCGGTCAGCGTCGTTGCGTGCTGTCCCGCGTCGTGCCTTGCAGGGGACTTCTCCGACACGGACAGCGGGCCCCAATCAGGGGTGATGATGCTGCCGAATGCAGCAGACTGAATCCAGGAGGACGAATCCACGCTGTACCATGGATATCGCTCCATGATTGGGATCGCAGTGATACCGAAGCCATGCACCTTCAACCGCGGGCGACCGCTGCCGTCTGTAAGGTAACGCTCCCACATGCGGTCCAACCAGATGCAAAGCTGCTTCGTTGAGCTGCCCACCATGCCGCCGAGCGTGATGTATTCGTAGTTCTGGACGTAGTATTCGAGATATCGTTCATCCTCACCCGCGTGGAAGCAGGGGAGAGGCTTCGCGCCAAGTTGCTCCATGTGGATCTGGTTCTGGTACGTTTTCAGCGGGTCACCAATGCCGTCCAGCACGGACGCCATGACGACACCGTCCTCAACCCGCCAGAGGTCCATGTTCCGTTTGATATAGTCGCAATAGGTGGGCAGGTCAATATCGACGCCCAATGTGTAAGCAGAGAACGCACCTGAGTCGAGAAAGACTTTCGCATTGTCTGCTCGCATCTGATCGAGAAATCTTTGGGATCCAATGTAATGGTAACTCTCGAGCACATTGGGAACGGCCTGAACTAGGTTTCGTTCGTGGTCGTTGAGTTTCACAAAACGGTTCTGGCCTTGCCGATAGCCGTTTGTGTAAAGCGCAGCCATAAAAATGTGCATTATTCCTCCTTTCGCATGGCTGTATTTTACCAGCGCCAGGCGGACGTAACTACTTGATTTATAAGTCTTTCGACGATCGACTTGTCGTCCTCGTACTTGTATTGAACAAGTCGATCGTCGCCTGTAGCGCCTTGCAGCCCGATTGCTGTCGAACTATGGATTAGTCGCAAAGACGCAGAAACTCAGCGCGAGTTTCCGGTTCGTCCTTGATGACGCCGCGGAGAGCGGTTGTCACAGTGTGGTGACCCTGCTGACAAATCCCTCGCGATTCCATGCACAGGTGGCGGGCCTTAATCAGCACGCCAACGCCCTTCGGTTCGAGATGCTTGAACAGCGCGTCAGCAATCTGGTCGGTGAGTCGTTCCTGCACTTGCAAGCGGCGAGCGAACATATCAGCCAGCCTGGACAGCTTGCTCAGACCGACAATCTTGCCGTTCGGGATGTACGCGATGCTGGCGGTGCCAATAATGGCTGCGAGATGATGTTCGCAGTGCGAATAGATGGGAATGTCTTTCACGAGGACCATCTGGTCATAAGTCTCGCCCCCGTCTTCAAACACCTTGAGCAGCTTGGCGGGATCCTTGCCATATCCGCTGCACCAGTGGCGCCACGCTTTGACCACACGAGCAGGCGTCTCCTGGAGACCTTCGCGGTCAGCGTTCTCGCCAACCAGTTGCAGCAGTCGAACAATGATGTCGTTTCCGCTTGCATCCGCACCATCGTCGGTGACTTCCCAAGGAAACACGATCCACTGATCCTTGAATTGTTCGTCGGTGCGCTTGTCCAGCAGCGCGAAGAACGGGACTCCCGGATGCTCGTCGCAGTAGCGTTCGCAAGTCGAACCGCTGTCAATCAGGTCGTCAATGAAGACGTCCGCTTCAGAAGGGGCCTCGACCAGCAACATCGGGACCATGCTTTGCAGAGCGTATGCGACGGGAACACCCCCACGCGGCACAGGGTAGGCCCGCAGCACGCTGATCGCTTGCTGGTTGGCATAGGTGTTGAGCGCGACCGCCAAACGGCCCACAAGGCCGCCTACTTGATCGTGAGTGAGTTTCATTTGCATGGGATGCTCCTTTAAGCGTGGAATGATGCGCTGCACTTGGCAGTTTCTTCGATACGGACAGACACCAGCGTCACACCAGTGCCAGCGAGTTGCTGCGGGCCAATTACTTCGACCAAGTGCTGGGCCATGTTTTCAGCAGTCGGGTTGAACGGAACGAACACGACGGACGGGCCAAAGAACTCGTCCTCGCGCATGTGGTCGCACGCAAGCTGCATCACCGGATCGTGCTCCCATGCCAGGAACTTGTGATCCCAATGGTTCTCGACCCACATGCACAGCTTCTCTTTGATGACACCGAAGTCAATGACGCGCCCGACGGTGTCCAGTTCCGCAGCTTCACACACGAAGTGGATCCGGTAGTTGTGACCGTGGAGGTGTCGGCACTTGTTCTCGTGCCCGACGACGCGGTGCCCTGTGCTGATGTCGTGGTAGCGTTCTGCAGTTCGTTTCATTGTTCGTCCTTGTAAGAAATGACTTCGGGAATGTTGTTAATCTCAAACGCCTTGCGTCTCATGTAGCAGGGGCCACACGTTCCGCAGTGCAACTCACCGGCCCGGTAGCAACTCCAGGTCAAGTGCATGGGGGCGCCGATACGGTTTCCAAGTTCGACAATCTCATGCTTCATAAGGTTGCCAACGGGCATAATAACCCGCATCCGCTTTCCGTCACCAACTGCGAAAGGCAGCATGTCATTGAAGCGGGAAATGAACTCGGGTTCGTTGTCAGGGTATGCACCAGCTTCCTCAAGGTTGTTACCGAGAACGATGGTGTCAATTCCGCGTGCTTCCGCGAATGCAGTAGCAACAGACAGCAGCAACAAGTTCCGGGCAGGAACCCATTCATGAGCGAACTCCGCACCAGCTTCACCGCCAGCCACCTTGCTGTCAGGGTCGAGCAACGGTGAGTCACCCTTCGAATAGACGTTCAGCGGGAACAGGGTGAGCTCGGCGCCAAGGTATTCAGCGACCGCTTTGATGGCTTGCACTTCCGGACCTTCAGCCCTGCTACCGTACAGGAAGTGAATCAGATGAACGTTCATGCCAAGTTCGCGCTGGGCATAGGTTGCGCTGACCACACTGTCCAGGCCACCGCTGCACACGACCAGCGCCCGCTCACCTTGCACCGTGTCGCGATACAGGCTCACTTCCTTGCGGAAGCCATGCGTGTCGAACAGTGCTGCGGTGTAGGGCTTCAACATGCGCGACGGGTATTCCTGCGGCAGGTAATCCCGCGAGCTTGCGAAGAACACACCGTAGGGCGTCTCGATGTACCAGACCGGGCGATAGTTCGCGGCGACGAACAGCTTGTCAGTGTGGTCACTGTGTGTCGCCAGGATCGCATAGCTGCCGCGGAGTCTGCCAATTACTTCCGCAAAGTCCTCCAGTGTGCCATGCACATTCGCGAGCTGCTCGGCGATCGCTGCGCTGTCAATACTGGTGGGAAGATCGTGCGTTCGAAGGCCCTTGTCGTTGGCAATCGTCCCGTTATGAGCAATCGACCAATTTCCGGAGGTGTAAGGCTGCTGATCAGACAGACGCTTCTCGCGAACGAACTCGGTCGTCGGTTCGGCGCGAAGGTTGCCTACAACAGCAGCAGATCGGCAGACCTTGTGCAATGCAGGGGCACGCGCTGCACGACCGTGACTTCGGGTGACTTCACGGTACGCCAGCAGCTCACTCTCAGCACTGGAGTTGATAACGAACCCGCGTCCATCGCGTCCGCGCTCATGGCTGGTCTGCCAGATGTGTTCCAGGATGTCATTCACTGCCTGGATCTTTTGGTGCGTATCAATGCGCCGCACCAGTGCGCCAACTATCGAACACATAATCACTCCACGTCAATAATTTTATGGATTTGCAGTTGCAAGACGTAAGGGTGCAGCATCACCGAATTCACGCACGCTTGCAAGTTCGCCTGATTAACGACGTCGTCCTTGTCGTCGCAGGGTTGCAGGTAGATGACGCCTTTGAATCCTTCGTGCGGTCGAGCGACCCGAGGTGACGCACTGTGGTCAAGCGCAAGCAAGGGAAGCCCGTCAGCATCAACGCTGTCATGTGCCATCACGTATTTGTACGCACACGCGAGCGATGCGGTGATGGTATTGACGCGACCTGCTTTGGGGCTGCATACAACGAAGCAACGGTTCCGCTCGTTAGTATCGAGCGAACACATTTCAGCGAAGCCTACGGTGGGCGGGGGCAGAGTTCCGTTCGTTTCAATCTGCACCGTGTAACCTTCTGCAAGGAGCAGCTCAACGAGCGGATGGATGTTCTGGCGGAAGGGTTCGCCTCCCGTGATGACCACAAGCGAAGGAGCCCCGCGCATCTCCTGCACGAATTGCAGCAGCGCGAACGGTGTGGAGTTCCAGCGATCGGTGGTGTAGTCGGTATCGCAGGCGGGGCATTGCAGATTACAGCCAGCGAGTCGAATGAAGACAGCGGCATGTCCAGTGAATGGACCTTCGCCCTGGATGGTATTGAAGACGGAATGGACTTCGATGGTAGAACCGTCGCTCTCGCGGCGCTTCTCAATGAGCTGGATGTTCATGTTGTTCCCATAGGTTACAGGCCTGAGCCTGGGAGGTAAGGGGCCCACCCTGCATGGCACAGGGTGGGCGGTGCGGTATTGTACCGCGGAACCTTACTCGGCAGCAGCCGGAAGGGTAATGCGACCGCTCAAACCGTGGAACTTCTTCCAGCGGGCGTATTCGGTGCGGATGTTGCTCGGGTTGAGACCGGCAGCGACACCAGCTTCCAGCAGGTTGGCGATCGGCACAGCTTGGCCCAGTTCTTGGGACAGGCGGTCAGCCAGGCCCCACACTTGGCCGCACAGACCTTCCGGGCCGGGACGGCGGATGCCGTTCTGCTCGGGCTGGCGGTTCGCTTCCTTGGCAGCTTTGGCGTCAGCCTTGGCTTGTTCCTTGGCAGCTTTTTCGGCTTCTTTCGCAGCCTTGGCAGCTTCCTTCGCAGCGACCTTGGCCTGCTTGGCAGCTTCGCGTTCGGCCTTCTTCGATTCCTTCTCCGCTTCGGCAGCAGCCTTCTTGGCTTCGCGTTCAGCTTGCTTGGCAGCTTTCGCTTCAGCAGCGGCAGCAGCCTTGGCTTCCTTTTCGGCTTGTTTCTGGGCCTTGGCAGCAGCTTCGGCGTCGAGTTGTTCCTGGGTCTTCTCGGACATGATGATTCCTTCAAAAGGTGGTTTAAGAAAAACGTCTGCGGGACGTGCTTCGCAGTTTATAAAATGGAACGCACGAACGCAACTGCTGTCAATTGTTCAGTCGGAGTTTCTGCCACTCACCAAGTGCAGTCGAACTCGTAGTCTTCTTGATGCCGTAATGGGCTTCCAGTTCTGCCATGATGGTCTTACGCAACTGAAGCACGGCGGAGGTGTCTTTGGGGGAACCAGCTTCGTTCCACATGCGGTCAGCGACCTCAAAGATTGTGACCCTGTTACCGGAACGCGGTGCGCTCGGTATTTTGGCCGGTGCTACCGTATTGGCGACGGGCCGATCGCGGCCTGTGCCGGCCTGCACGGGCTCGGTTTCTTCGTTAAACAGCGTGACGGTGTGCTTTGTCAGTGCTTTACCGGACGCCAGCAGGTAATACAGATATGAAATGATGCTGTCACGGTAGTCGCTGATCGGTCCCTGGATGTTTCCAGCGTTGCGATACATCAGCTTGACTTCCAAGTGCGTCACCTTCAGCCTGTCCAGAGTCTTGCGGAACGGCGTCTGACTGTCCGTCATTTCCAGGACGATGAACTTGTCCTCAGTGTGGTCATCTTTAGGCTTGTTGAAAGCCCCCTCGAGCTGGAGGGTGTTGCGGTTGAATACGAAATAAGTCATTTGCACACCTTTTCGAAGGTTTGCTGTGAGGTGCTGAATTTTCCGTTATGCAGTGATGCAACTCCCCGCACCCTTGCTCCGAATCCATTTGTTCCTGTATATACAACGCAAGAAGTCGAATCGGAGTAATACTCCTCAATGAAGTCTATTGAACGGGGATCTTTTGCGGTCTCACGAACCGTGTTCTTGAGTAAGTCCATTCGCTGGTAGCTTATGTCCTGCGCTGTCACAACCGGCTCAGGTTGAGGTTGAGACGGGCGACTCAGGGCAGCTATGAGAATCACGGTCAATAAAGGCAATGCAAAAAAGTAGAACAGCTTATCTACGAGTTTCATTTCGAGCTCCTATAGATCCACACGTTGTCAGCGCAGCGATACACATCGCGCTCCGGTATCCACATCCGAGTGGCAGGCTTTCCAGGCTCGGTGTGATGGTACTCGCAGTCCCGGGGCTTGCTGCAACCACACAGCGCAAGCAAGCCCGCAAGAATTAGAGTTCTCATTTTGCTGCACGACCCTTGATGCCCATAAACTTGCGCCATGCGTAAAACTCGCAAGACACGTTCGTCCGGTTCCAACCGTTCTCGTCAGCAAGGGCCTGGAGCTCACCAGCTTTGATTTCGGGGTTCTTGTCGAACTCAGCCCAGACGTTACCGCACACAGTACCCTCAGACGGACGCTTCACGCCGTTGCGCTCTTCGCGTTCCTTCTGGATGGTGTAACCCTTGCGCGAGACGCGGGGAACAACAGGAGCGGCAGGTTTGTCGCTGCGAGTGCGGGGTTCGCCTTTAGCTTTGGGGGCTTTTGCTTCGACCCTTTTACCATCAACCACGCGGGTGACCGGGCCGCTATGCACCGGAGCTGCGACGGGAGATAAGCCAAGAATCTGAGCGAAGGACATGCCGTTCGAGGTCTTGCTGGTTTGCTCTTCCTCCTCAGCTTCAACTTCCGCAGCAACTTCTTCAGACTTGGCGTAGTGAGCAACCAGTGCAGCACGCATCCCGTCATTGTTCAGCTTGCTGTAAGAGACGCCAGTTTCGCGGCAGGCAGCGCGGAGTTCTTCCTTGCCCATTGCGTCAAACTTGGAAGCGGTGTTGGTGTTTGCAGTCATTTCGTTCTCCTTACGGTGGTTAAGATGTTTGCACTTGCGTTAGTGCATGGGTCGTAATGTAAGAGAGAATAATCGATCGCGCAAGCCCTTTGACAAAAATAATTAGTTTGATGGAAATTAGAAGGGGATGTCGTCATCCATGTCCGCATAGCTAGGCGCGACCCTTGCTGCCCGTGCCGCGGTGTCCGTCGTGGGCGGTGCGCCTGCTTCCTGCTGCCCGAATGCTGTACCGTCAAAGCAGTGCGACAAGATTTCAGGGTATTGCTTATTGACCCAGATGCGGAGATGTGTTGCTGCTGTAAGAGTGTCCGTCTGCACCAGTGCAGCTTCTGTGCTTTCCGGGAACGGTGCGCTGCTGCGCTCACGCCACCATTGCCGCGCCTTGCGCTGCGCGAACCCGTCATGCTGGATGCAGACGTACTCACTGAAGGAACGAAGTCCGCAATAGTATGTCACCTTCATCATAATGGGGCGACCCGCTTTTTCGTGCGTGCTGTAGGTGATGTGATCCACCTTGAACACTTCCACCAGTGGCGCGTCACCACGTAAGAGTTCGTCACTTGCCGCGGTCTGCTTCAGCTTTACTTGGAAACTGAATTCCGCTCCGCAGTAGCAGCAGTGAGTGACGCTGGCGTGATTGTAGGTCGCACAGCTTCCGCACAGCTTGACAGGTGCTTCGCCGCCCGCCTTGGCACCCTTCTTGCGAGGGATCACAGGGTCGTTGATAGGTCCGAGTCGGCGGGTGTTACCTGCGAAGTCCAGGACGAGGCAGTTCTCTTTCTTGTACTCAGCACACTCGAAGGGGCGCGTTCCACGGCCCAGCATCTGCACCCATAACACCGTCGAAGCAGTTGGGCGCAGAACAACGATGCAGTCGATGCCCGGAAAGTCGAACCCTGTGGTCAGCACGTTGTTATTCACTGCGGCCCGGTACTTGCCGGACTTGAAATCCAGAATCGCTTGGTCGCGTTGTGCGTCGCCCATCTTGCTGTGGATGGCCACAGTTGGGATGCCCATGTCGTTCAGCATGTCGGCAATGTTGCAAGCGTGCTCAACCCCTGACGCAAAGATCAGCCAGTGGCGTCGGTCGTGTGCAAGCTCCAGCGTCTCACGGAGCGCAGCTTGTGTGATCTCGTACTTATCAACCGCGTGCTGGAGCTCAGATGCAATGAGTTCCCCGCCGCGCATATGAACCCCGTCAATGTCGAGCATCATCTTAGTCTGGCGCGGGATCAGCGGTGCAAGGTAGCCTTCAGCAATCAGACGGTTGAACGCCTGCATCCCTGTGATGTCGAAGCACACGTCTGTGAAGATACCGTCCTCGGTGATGCGACCAGTCCCAAGGCGCCAAGGGGTTGCAGTGAAGCCAATGACACGCAGATTCGGATTCACTTCCTTGAGTGCTGCCAGGAACAACTGGTAGAGCGTCTCGTCGTTGGGGCTCACCAGATGCGCTTCGTCAATAAACACGAGGTCAATGTGGCCGAACAGAGCTGCTTTCTTTGCAACCGATCCGATCCCTGCAAAGGTGATGCGACGGTTCGATTCCTTGCGGTTAAGACCTGCGCTATACACACCAGCGGGCGCAGCAGGCCACAGCGTCATCAGCTTGTCATAGTTCTGCTGAATGAGCTCTTTGACGTGCGTAAGAACCATCACGCGCTGGCTGGGCCAGTAGTGATACACCATCTGCAGAATCATAGCAATCACGACGGACTTACCTGTGCCCGTCGGCATAGCGATCACAGGGTTCCCGCTATTCGTTTGGAAGTAGTTGGGAACGCTGTGGGCCGCTTCAATCTGGTAGGAGCGGGGCTGCAACATCAGAACACCTCGTAGGAGGAGCAACCAGTCAATTGAAGTTCTTTCGGAATGCTGACGTCGTCCTTGTTGCAGTGCCAAGTTCCGTCCTCGCGTGCTTCAGCATAACGACACGTCCGGCAGTTGCGAGCGGGCGCAGCCTTGAGGTGACAGACAGGCTTGTGGTCACACCAGCTACACGCGAACCAGCCCGGTGACTCACTCAGCTTCGCAGGGGCTTCGCGCATAAGAATGATCTGTCTTGCACGATCACTGAACTGGTCTGCCGTTGCTGTATCGAGGGTCACAATCTCGAACCAGAAGTCATCGTCGTTCTTATTCACTGCACCGTACAGCGCGACAGGCAAGCCCATCTTTCGCATGTACGTCTGCATCTGGACATAATGCTCAAACTTGGCGCCGCGAACACCTTCCTTGACCAGCTTCTTGAAGGAGCTGTCATTGTGTGTCTTGAACTCGAGCAGGCAAGGGGTGCCAGCAGGGAGATCAGGGATGCCGATAGCCACACCATCGCCAGAGCCGCCAAAGTGACCGCCTACGTCGCTGATGCGGAATTGCTTGCCGTTCTCGTCTTGCTGGTAGATCTGCACACCTATCGTCAGCAATGCAGCAATGAACCGACCTTCCTCAAGGTGCCCGCGGTTGAACAGGCGCAGGATGCGTCCTTTGAACTTGGGAACGGTTGTCCAGTGGAAGCCGTACCAGATGGCGCGACCACATTCCCCGCCAATGACCGATGCGCCAAGGTGCGTGCGGAACGGCTCGTCGTGCCCGCGGTATGCGTCACCAATGTGCGGGAGCACGCGCTGGAGGTGCTGCCTGTACGCTGCACCCTGATCCGCTGCAATGGCGTCATCGATCGCTTTGAGCGTCTTAACTGCCTTCTGAACTGTTCTCATCTTCAACCCTTTCAACGTGGATACCAGCACGGCGCAGGAACTCGATCCCGTCCTCGTTGCGATACACGTCACGATAGAATACTTCTTTGACCCTTGCACCTTGCAACCGTTTGGCGCATTCGATGCAAGGAGCGGTCGTAACAAACACACTGGCGCCAACGCTGCTCAACGTGCTTCGAATAATCTTGTCCAGCGCGTTCTGCTCTGCGTGTATTACTTCTGGCAGTGTAGCGGAACCGTCCGGAACTTCACAACGGTTATCCCATCCGCTGGGCGTCCCATTGTATCCAGGAACGACGATGTCATCAATCACAATGACGCATCCAACCTGACGTCGCTGTGCATATGAAAGTCCCGCGTAGGCTTGCGCGACTTTCATATGAACCCTTTTGAACTTGTCTTTCATGGCAGCTTGTGCTTATCGCGGCAGCGAGCGCACACACCATTGACCAGTCGCCCGCTGAACTCACCACATAGGTCGCAGTCGCCAGGCCTCCCTGCTGGAATCGCAGCGGCTTTTCTTCTTACTTCATCAATCGCAGCACCGTCAATGATTTCCATCTTTGGGCCGCTGATATCTGCGTCGTCCATCCCTCACCTCAAATTAAAAGGGCGCACCCTTTCGAGTGCGCCCGTTGCGTTGCAATTACTGCTGCGGTTGAGCCCACGGAGGGGGTCGCGCCCGGAGCTGCCGGTGCTGCTGCCTGCTGCATCCAGGGCGGGG